TCGATCCGTCGATCGGCATGTCCCGGAGGTAGGACTTCCACGCGGGGCTCGCCGTGATGACCAGATCGCCGTCGAACCAGGTCGACTGCTCAGCCTTCTCAATCAGACCCTTGATCGCCGTGCGGTACGCCGCGGCGTTCGCGGCAGCGGCCACCGTGCCGTAGTTGGCAGCGGCATCGGTGCGCACAGCGGTGTAGATCGACCGGTACGGGCGCAGGATGGCCGTCTCGCCGGTCGTCGCGTCACCGGAGGTGCCGATGCCCGCGTTGTCCAGGTAGATCGCGGTGTTGCTCGCGGCCCGGTCGCGCAGGTTCTGGATGATGTCGTAGTCGTAGTTACGACCCTCAGCCAGGTCCTCCTCAGCGATCTGCGCCATGCCCTCGATCTTGCGAGCGCGCAGCGAGATCTCCCCCGCCTCGGGGGACTGGAGGTCGATCTGCTCCAAGCGTCCGTAGGCCCGGACGTCCATGTCCGCCCACAGCGGGCCCTTTTCGAGCCTGGACTTCATCGTGCGGAACTGTCCGCCGGAGCTGCGCGCGATCGACAGCAGCGCGGACTGCTCGATGATCTGCTTGGGGATCTTGCCGGACCACGCCTGCGGGGTCCATACGCCAAAAGTGAACGCCATCGCCGGCGCCTTTCGCTGAGTTCGGACAGGACATGTCCCTCACGGGTCCCTGCCCTCAACGGGCTTGCCGGCCACTCAGCGCGCGTCAGGCCTTGACGTGGCGTGCCTGGCAGCAGCGTAACACCCCACCACCAGGCACGACGTGCTCAGTCGAACAGGTCGTCGAGACGGCTCGACGCCTTGGTGCCCGCCACTCGTGCGGGACCGCCGACACCACCGGCCGCCGGACGCTTCTTCTTCACCTTGCCGAACAGCTCCGGGTTGTCCGCCTTCAAGTCCTCGACCTCGTCGGCGATCTCGTCCAGCGCGACGCCGTCCAGGTCGAGCATGCGCATCACGCGTTGGATCTTGCGGTCGGCCGCGTCCTCGTCGTCGGGCAGGATCAGACCGGCCCGCTTCAACGCCTTCTCCGCCGTGCTCTGGGCCTTACCCGCGTCCTGCTCGCCCTTGAACGCCGCGATCAGCTCAGCCTTGAACGCCTCGGGATCGAACGCAGCGGGCGCGCCCGGCTTACCCTCGCCGACCTTCGGCGCGTTCGGCTTGGGGGGACCGGTCTTGGCGCCTGTTGCCGTCTGCCCCTTGCGCAGGGCTTGGAGCGCGAGTCGCCTGTTCCGTGCGGAAGCGTTGGCCTTGGTCAGCTTCTCGGTGACCGAGGTGAACAGCTTGGCCTGCGCGGGGGTCAGCGTGGCGAGGACAGCGTCTTCGTCATCATCGTCCTCGTCGTCCTCATCGGACTCCGCGCCTGCCGCGCCCTTCGGGTCCTCGTCGTCCTCATCGGACTCCGAACCCGCCGCGCCCTTCGGGTCCTCGTCGTCCTCGTCGGTCGCTGCCTTAGTCGAGTTCTTGGCCATGGTGTGTCCTGTTCTTCGGTGGCGGTGTGTTGGTGAGACTACTTTTTCTTGCTGCGCTTACGCACCTCACGCGCGGAGCGTGCGATCACGGTCTTCGGCAGCCGACTGCCCTGGTCGATCAGCCGCTGTGCTGCCTCGGTCCGCGCACGGTCGCTCTCACTGGGCAGCGCGTCGAACCGAGCTACTGAGCGTTCAGCCTCGCGGCGCAGTGGGTCGGCCACACGTTCGGCATCGTCGCGGTGCACGAGCTTCTTCTGACAGCGGCACCACGGATGTACAGGCACCCGAACCTCGGGCTCTACCGAGTCCTGGAAAGCACGCACGACCGAGAACAACCCCGCCGGTTCGCAGACCGACCCCGCGTAGCTCGTGCACCGAAGGCATGCGTCGCGCTCAGGCACGAGAACGAAGACCCAGTCCTGTGGAGCCTCCTCAGCCGCGTCGGTCAGCCCGTCGCTGTGCGCCACGCTGAGCTGCGTGCTGGCCTCACGCTCCACGATGCGCTGCGCCTTGGCCGCGACGACGTCTTCGGTGATGCCCTCGGTGTCGAGCAGCGTTTCCAGCTGAGTCAGTTGATCTTTCCAGTAGCTTTCCAGTTCGGCTGCTTCCGCTGCCGCGTAGTCCTGCTCGCTCGGTGGCTCGACGTCGGGTACGTCGTCCCAGCCCTGGTCGTAGGCTTGCTGCCGCGCGAGCTCGAACACCTCGGGAATGTCGGCCCAAGCCTCGCGCAGCGCGGTACGGAACGCCTCAGGCTCGGTGTCGAGCACCCGAATGCCCGCCGGCTGTGACGCATCGCCGGCGAGCCGAACAGGGCCGCGACCGGGCAGGGCTCCGATGACCAGCGCGACCAGCGCGCGAATCAGGTCGTCGACGGGGTCAGCCACCAGCACCGCCACCCAGCGCCTTCGCGATCAGCGCCTGAACCGCGGTCGCGTCGATACCGCCCAGGTTGGCCGCCGCGGCGAGGTCGCGTGTGCCCGCGGCGATTCCCTTGAACAGCTCGACTCGCGCAGAGGGCCGGTCGTCGGGGGTCATGCCGTTCGTGACCCACTCGTCCACGGTCTCTTGGTCGTACCCTGCTTCGACGCACGCCACGGACCACGGGATGCCCGCGGCCGTCGCAGCGGTGATCTGTGCGTAGCGCTCTTCCGGGGTTCGCTCGGCAACCTCGCGCCATACCAGCGCGACCGTGATGTCGGCGAAGTCCAGCACTGAGTTCATCGCGAACTCCAGTGCGGCCACCAGCACGCGGTCCAAGTCCTCGATCTGTCCGCGCACCTTGTCGTGGTAAGCGCTCTTGTGCTCCTTTTTGGACACACCGGACGCGGACGCGGAGGAGGGGTCGAAGTAGTCCATCGGGATCGCGCTGACGGTGCTGCCGAGAGCCATGATCCGATCGATCGGGTCGAGCATGTTCTTGCTGTCCGCCGGGGTGAGCTGACCGACCGTGTCCGTGCCGTACAGGTTGGTCAGCTCGCCGGCGCGCGTGACGACGCGGTCATCGTCCTCGTCCTGGTCCTTCTGGTCCTGGTCGAACACATCGGTGCCCGGGCTGAGGAGGTTGTCCGCGTTCAGCGTCCGGTACCGCCACGGCAGGGCGAACCCGTCCGCGCTCTCGCCGAGTGTGGTGACGAACTTCGTCAACAGGTTCTGCACGCCGTATAGGCACTTGTGCGCCGGCGTGCCGTACGGACGCCCCGTGCGCAGGTGGAACACCGGGATCTGCGCGTAGTCGTGCGTCGTCTCTCCCGGAGGCAGCGGCTCGCCCGTGGTGTCGTCCATCCTCTTCGCCGGGTCCGGATCGTCCTCGTCCATGAACGGGATGAACTGGTCGTCGTCGCGAACCTGACCGGCGGGCACCGTCGAGATCAGCTTCCGCACCCGCGTGTCGTCGATGATCGTCACCCGGCGCAGCCACGTGCTTTGGTCGCTCGTGCTCGACGGCCCGCGCACCAACCACGTCCGGACGTAGCGCAGCGCGATCGTCTCGTTGTCGGTGTCGTAGATCATCCGTGCGCCGATGGGGCGATGTAGGTAGATATCGACCGCAGCCGACTCCGGAGTCTCGTCGGGCCACACCAACAGGTAGGCGTCGCCGAACTCCTCGGTCGCCTGGATCGCGTCGGGGATCAGCTCGTCGAGCTTGTTGTGCTCCCACACCTCATCGCGCAGGTCGTCCTCTGCCGCGTGGTCTTTCTTGCCTCCACGGCTGACGGTGTAGCCGTCCACCACCATCTTCTGTGTGATGACGTCGACACCGCGCGCGGCGATGTTGATGAGGTACTTCTGTGCTGCGTCTCCGAGGGCCGCAGCCACTCGCTTGTTGGCGAACACCTCCTTGACCTCGCGGCCCTCGTAGTAGTTCTGCGCGATCAGGTAGTCGAGATCGGCGCGCTTGATCTCCGCCACGTCCGTCACGATCGTCATCGGCCGTACTCCTACCTGTAGCTCTGGCTTGTCGACCGCCGGCGCTCACGCAGCACCTCGTCCGGGATGAAGTATCGGACGCCCGACGCCACAGCGTCCACGATGTCATCGTGTCCCCGCGGGAACCCCACCATCTGGGTCTCGACTGCGGGCAGCTTGCGCGCGTGCTCGACCTGGCCGCGATCGTACTTGCCGAGGCAGTGTGCGGCCCGTACCTCCTTCGGCTCGTCCGACCAGGTCGTGAGCACCTTGACCGGCATGTCGTGGAGCACGCTGACGTCCCACACGTCGCCGCCGTTGTTGGTCTCGACCAGGATCCCCCCGATCTCGGGGTAGGTCTCCAACAGACGCAGGCAGTAGTTCCGCAGCGGAGCGCCCGGGGCGAGCTTCACCTGGGCGCCGAACTCCACACGGCAGCGTGGCACAAAGCGGATCTTGCCGTCCTCGGTCACCTTCACTGCCTTGTTGCCGGCCACCACGGCGACGCCGGTGTAGTCGCTCTTCTCCTTCGTGGTGACCGCAGGGTCCAGGCACAGCAGCGTGCGCGCGGCGGTGAACGTCGAGCCATAGCGGAAGCTGTCGCGCGTCCAGTAGGCACCGTCGACTGCGAGGGGGTCGTTCATGTAGTTCAAGCTGAAGCCACGCGTGTGCCGAATCTCCAGCAGGAACTCGGTGGGCCACTTCTCCGGCCACACAGAGACCTCGTTGCCCTCCTCGTCCTGCTCGAACGGAAGATGGTGGTGTACCTGGAACATCGCGTCAGCGACCCACTCGGGCACCTCAGCACCCGCGTGCGCGACGGACTTGATCAGGTCGTGCGTGATCGAGCCAGGCATAGTGGTGGTGCCCGACAGCTCGACACGCGCGTGGATGGACAGCGGCAGGATGGCGTCCAGCAGGGTCTTGAGCCGCTGCTCTTTCTGGTACTCGGAATACGATGACTCCGGCGGCTCGATGTCGTCGAGCACGATCATGTCCGGCCGTCGAGCACCCACCTTCATGCCGAGGGTCTTGGCGTCGATCCCCTTGGCACCGAAGACAAAGCCCGACTGTGCGATGTAGAGCGACTTGGTGTCCGAATCGGACACTCCGCGCAGCGTGCCCGGGGTGCACAGGTCGGGGAAGTCCTGGCGCAGCCGTTCGTTGTTGGCCAGCTCGCGTTTGAACGTGGCCAGGTGCATCTCAGCCTGCGGGCCGGCGTCGGCGAACGCGGCGATGAAGCGAAGGTGTCCGTACGCGGCGGCCCACAGCAGCAGCAGCAGGAACTTCCACGTGGTCTTGCCCGACTCGCGCGGGGCGATGTCGGCGTGGCGCTGGCTGCGCGGCGGCGGAGTTGGCCTAGTCCACTCCAGAGCGCGACGGCACATCTCAGCGTGGAAACTGGAGAAGGTGATCTCTCCGCCCGTCGCCTCATCGACCAGGTGGTGACCGAGGTACCACACGGCGAACAGCATCGGGTCATAGCGGCACGCCTCGCGCATGGCCGCGGCGAGCTGATCGTCCGGCAGCGCCCACACCGCATCGGGCACCGAGGAAAACAGCCCATCCAGTGTCGGCCGACGGGGCAGCGTGGCGGTCACGGCACCGCCCACCAGCGCCCGCACCGAGTACATCGAGGGCCGTACTCCGCCCATCGCTGGCCTCTGAAGTGCCGCGAGTTCGCGCGAGGCTCGTGACCAGACCACCAGCACACAACACAGGCGAGCCAGTACATCGCTCGATACTTCACCGCGGACGACACCCGCTCGGCAGCAGCCGGATATCCACCGGCTTGCGGTTCTTGAAGCGGCGCAGGTACTCCCGAGCCCACCACTTCAAGATGCGAGGCCGCGGCGTGACACAGGACCTGGTCACTTCTTGTCGTCCTCGGTCTTCTTGGCGTCCTCCGCCTTGGCTTGGTCGGCCCGGTTCTCCGCAGAGTCCTTGCCTCCGTCGAGCCAGTCCTGAAACGCGTCACCGATCTTGCTCATGGCGTTACCTCCGGCAGTGGCGGTGCGGAACCGAGCTTGCCGACCTCGAACGGGATGTCGACGCACAGCGGGATGCACCCGCCGTACTGGATCAGGTAGATCGGTGCGCCGGCCGTCAGCTTCTCCAGATCGCCCGGATCCAGCTCGATGCGGACAGCGACACGGCAGAGAGCCACCCGCTCCGGATCGTCGAGCAGCATCGCGGGCAGCGGCGCGGCGTCGATGATCTTGTCCGGGTCGGTGAACGTGA